TGCTGAACCCTGGCGCACAGTGGTGTACTATAGGTGTATTATAGATGTACTATCACAACAACGCACACACTCACAGGCACAACCCAATTCTATGCGTTCAACAGTAAGATCCAATGTCGTGCGTTTGATCGTATAGCACACTGTTTGTACACTATTTGCACACAAGCACTGAGCCAATTCCATGACAGTAGGTCAATGCTTGTATAAATGCTTGTATATCCTTGTTTACACAGCAATCACAGTCAGTCAGGTAGTTTGATGCTTCGAATCAGTTCAACCCCACTGTATCACGCTTAAAAACAGTTTAAACCGGCTTTTTCTCCTTAGATCACTGTTGCCATGGTGGTTTGTTCTGTGAAGCGACAGCGAACAGCAACACCGTGCTAACAACAGTTGTAATTAGGTACTATATGCCTAAATTTGACCTGTCGCACACACTATTACTAATACAAGCGTCTAATACACATACTAGTACATAATAGCCCGAAACACATACAAACTTCTAATACACATACAAAAAAATCTAATACACATACAAATATAATCTACCCTGTTAAACCCCTGTAAAAAAATTGCGGCACATACTGTATAATACAAGCGTCGCATACACACTGTATAAAATTTCTAATACACATACAGTACAATTCTAGCGGCACATACACACAACAAAAACACAGCACTGGCATAAATACCAATGAGAACAATTTCTCAGGTACTATAATAATGAGAACCAAGGAGCAGAAACAATGACAATTTTAAAATCATATATCACACCGGGCAAAACACTAGCCGAAGCAAAGGCGTATTTTGAAGCCAATCCGGAATATGCACCAACAGCCAACAATCCTGCAAAGATTGATGTAAGAACTGAAATGAGAGGCGACGATCTTGTGACGACAGAAGTTTGGGATTGCACTGAAGAAGAGCATGATTCAAACGGCTGGGGTGATATTCCAGCACAAGTGGTAACAGACATGGGCTGTTATTCAACAACTGATCATATTGAAGAATAATAGAGATTGAACACATTTCAAAAAAATGTAGTTCTTCACATCTTTTTCTGCTGACCGACGAATCATACAGCATTTGACAGCATAATCTAATAGTTACGGCCTGGTAATAGTGCCACTGCAACAGATGATTAAATACTGTTGTAATGAACAAGAACGTATCGCCAGGCTGTGATTATTTTCAAAATGCAGTAGCAGTCGAACCTGACTATCAAAACAATATCAAAGTAAAGAGCTGTTGCCGGCAACACATTAATCATGAATCTGCAAAATTCATGCAGTCAATAGATGCTGAGCATTCAGAATCTGCAATTCAAAATCTACTAGATCATAACATTAAAAATGTTGCCACTAGAAATTATAATCAACTAAAACAAACTGAATGTGCCAAGTGTTTTCAAAACGAACAAGCATGGCCTGAAAAAGATGATGCCAGTCAACGTCTAAGAGCCAATCAAATTTTTACAAAAACTGTTCCAGGAGAACTTAATCATATAGATATTTCTTTTTCAAAATTCTGCAATCATGCCTGCAGATATTGTGGCCCGGATCTGTCTAGTCTGTGGGCAAAAGATTTTGATCAAGCAAAATTAGAAAACTACAAAGGTCTAGAAACCATTGACAACAGATATTCCGTAGAACACAATTATCAACAAGAGCTGGTTAACACTATCAATATTGAAAAACAAATGCTGTCTATGATTAAACGCACAGACATTTCTAAATTGAATACTATCTTTATCAAAGGCGGAGAACCTTTTATTGTAAGAGTATTAGATGACTTTTTGGACTACATTATCCAAAATGCCAATGCAGAAAATATTCATATAATGTTCAACACCAACGGTAGTGTTTTTCCAAAACAGTCTACACTGAACAAGATAATGAAATTCAAAAGTGTTGAGCTTAGACTCAGCGTTGAAGCTGTAGGATCATTAGCAGAATATATAAGACACGGAATGAACTGGCAACTATTTACTAGCAATATTCAAAAATGGAAAGAACTTAACAAACAGTACAACAAAATCTCATTATGTATTGCTGGTACAGTAAACATATATTCAATTAACAAATTAGTAGAGTTTCAAAAATGGTACATGGATCAAAATATTAATATTAGATCTGGAATGGTGTATTTTGGTTTTACTGATTTTAGAAAACTGTTGACAGCCTCTCAGATAGATATTTTGTACAACAGATATCAAGCACTGCACAATGATAATTTAAAAACATTAATCATGCATTATCTTGCATTGCAAAAACAAAGATCTGTGTATAGTCATGATGCTGTGCAAGAATTTAAGAATATAACTAATTGGTTAGATAAAACCAGAAATCAGAATTTAAAAACAGTCAATTATGAGCTGTATCAGTGGCTATATAGAGCTTGACAGCAGATGGATTTTGTTGTAGTATATGCTAGTATGAAAATTAACTATGAACAACCTGACACTGTAAAAATACACTGTACAGACAAAGATGAATGGCTAGAAGCAGAATTAGTTTCTAAATCTGGTCACAATATTATTATGACTCTACAAAAACAGATTCGTTTGAATTTTGTCAGACTCAAACCTAACCTTTGGGTGGCCAATCACAGCGGATATGAATTTGTATACAACGAAGCACAATGAGTAAATCACAACAGTTGTTAGACAACTTAAAAACACTCACAGAGCCCAAACGGCCTGAACCTAAAATAATAATACCTTACAGCAACCAGCACGGTGAGGATGATGCTGGCAACCCTATATTCATTGATAGGATCTATGGAAGCAACCAAAATCACAACAAACTGATACAGAAAGACGGCACAGAATATCAAGGTAAAATACACGTGAGATCTAGGCTGAGAAAAAAACTAGACGGCTCTGGAAATTTTAGACAGACTCTGTATGTTACCGATGATGGAAGATGGTTTGACAACTCTGGTATGCCCATGGACAAACCCAGTGACACAAGCGAGGAGAACACAAATGAGTGACACACAAGAACAGATAAAAGACATAATAGTAAATCTACTGAATGTTAAAAAAGAAAATATTCATCCTGAATCTAGATTCATAGAAGATCTAGGAGCAGACAGTTTAGATGCTGTTGAAATTGTGATGGCAGTAGAAGAAAAATTTGGTGTTGAAATTGATGACGAAGCACATGACGATGTTAAAACAGTTGCTGACATCACCAAATACGTTGAACAAAGAATTTAAACAAACAGGATTTTTAAAATGCAATTTGAAAAAACAGTACACAACATAGTTTATTGGATCAAGCAATATGCTGAACAAAACAATATGAAATCGTTGGTAGTTGGTATATCCGGAGGAATTGATTCTGCTGTGGTCAGTACTCTGTGTGCCAAAACCAAATTGCCAGTGTATGCTGTTACAATGCCGGTCAAACAGATTCAATCTCAACATGATCTTAGTATGACTCACGGTGAGTGGTTGACTGACAATTTTTCAAATGTTACACACAAAGTCATTGAACTTAACACAGTGTACAATGCATTTAAATTTGAAATGCAACAAGACTTTCATGATCAACATGCATTTGCTAATTCAAAATCCAGACTGAGAATGGTCACTCTCTATCAAATTGCTGGAGCAACAAAAGGTATTGTAGTAGGCACAGGTAATAAGGTTGAAGATTTTGGAGTTGGCTTCTATACCAAATACGGCGATGGTGGCGTTGACATTTCGCCAATTGCTGATTTGTACAAATCTGAAGTTTATAAAATTGCTGAATATCTAAACATTAACAAAGACATTATCAGTGCACCGCCAACTGATGGTTTATGGGAAGACGGTAGAACTGACAAAGATCAACTGCAAGGTCTTAGCTATGATGATTTAGAAAAAGCAATGATGTTGCATGAAGACATTCCTACTGAACACGGTCATGACTCGCAAGAAAAAAGATTGCTTGATACATATTTAAAAATTAGAAAACCTAACTTACATAAAATGAATCCAATTCCAATATATAAAAATACTAGCATTTAAATGAAAACTACAATATCTAAATACTTTTATGACTTTGATAAAGTACATGCAACTGTGTGTATGCACCTTTGCACTAATATTATTATTGGCAGTAGATTCAAACAGCCACGATAAAAAATTTGCAGATATATCAGAAAAAGATAAATCTGATTTTATCAATCATATACATGATTGTTATGATTGGTATTACAAATTTGAAAGTGAAAATAGTGAATTTGTTTTGCCGGTAGAATTAGTTGTTGCTGTGGCCATTCATGAAAGTAATTATGGTACTTCAAGATTTGCTGTTGAAGGTTATAACTATTACGGTATAAGAACCAGCAGTAAAGATCCGGATGAGTACATGGTACCAACACAAGCACCAAATGTCAAAGTAGCAAAATATTTACATAACTGCAATAGTGTTTGGGCATTTGTCCAACTAATAACATACAGTAGTCATTATAGTGATGCAGTTGACATGATAAAAGAAAATCCGGACAGCATCAATTACAAAAAAGTGTTAGATTTAATTAACAAAAAATACAGCACATCTGAAAACTGGCCAGGTCGTGTTGCACATATAATTTCAGAGTTAGATTTAAGATAAGTGTTTGATTAACAAGTCAGCAACTGCTGTGTTTCCTTTATGATCAAAATGATATCCGTTGTCAACAACCAATTGGTCAAAGTCTTTTAATTCATTTTGTACAATAATTTGATTAGTTGGTACGTCAACTATAAAACTGTCGTTGAGCCAAAATATATGAATAATTTTTTTATTCATTCTTCTTACATACATATCGCAATAGTCAACAGTTTGCTTGTACTGTTTAAAAGTTAGAGGATGTAACCTTTCATGCTCCAACCAGTAACGAACTCTTTCAATAATATTACCTGGTTTTAAATTGCTCTTTCTTTGAATTTCGCCAAACATGTGTTTGATTAAATCAGAGTTTTCATTAGATACCAAACGTTCAGCCATGCCAACTGTCAAGTGATAATAACATTGAGAGTTGTCCCAGAGCTGTATATAGTTGTCATATACATCATGATCACGTGTTATTCTTTGATGCTTATCTTTAGTTGTATTCCATAAAAGCATTCCTCTGTCCGGTGTTGTGTGCTGAACCACATAAACATCAGGATTGTATTTGTTATGAATATACTCTAGTGTGTCAGGATAGTTAACCCAACTAGCACCTTCTCTGCCAGCATTAATTACTTGATTTTCAATGTTGCTTTTGTTTAATTTTTCATGTACTATATAAGGATAAGTACTAGTATAAGAAAGATTATGACCGTGTGTCCAACTACAACCTATAAAAGATATTTTAAGCATGAAAAATAAGTTACCTCAAAACTTTTGTATTTTACCATGGACAGCACTAGAAGTTCAACCTAATGGTACTGTAAAACCATGTTGTATGTATAAAGATACACTAAAAAAGCCTAATGGTCAAGAGTATTTAATACAAAAAGATCAATACAATGATATCTGGAACAGCAATGAATTAGAAGAAATTAGAAAGAGATTTCTTGCAGGAACTCAACCTAGAGGATGTCACAGATGTTGGATGGAAGAACTATCAGGTAAAGATTCAAAAAGGGTCAGAGACAATCAAAAATATCAACATCTTATCAATGAAGAAGTTGTGTTTGATAACCATAAACCCAGATATCTGGATTTAAAATTAGGTAACATCTGTAATCTTAAATGCAGAATCTGTTCACCACAATACAGTTCAAAATGGATAACTGAGCAAAAAAGATACGACAAAATAGATGGAATTCAACAAAACTATGAAAGATTAGATTGGCCAGAAAAAAGTGAACAGTTTTGGTCAACGGTTGAAAGTTTAATTCCAGATTTGGAACACTTAGATTTTACCGGTGGTGAACCTTTTCTAATTGAGCAACATTTTGATTTGTTGAAAAAAATTATTGATATGGGTTATTCTAAAAACATCTCAATACACTACAACACAAATGCAACACAGTTACCAATGGAAGCCTTAAAAAATATATGGCCACATTTCAAATATGTAGATGTACATTTTTCAATTGATGGCATTGGTTCACATTTTGAATATCAGAGACATCCTGCTAAATGGCAAGATGCACTAGCAAACATGAGTGTTTTTAAAGAGTATCAATCATCAAACTTTGATTTAAGAATTTGTCACACTGTAGACATTTTTAATGTTTATTATCTTCCGGAATTTTTAGACTGGGCCAGGTCTTTTGGAATTCCAGTTTATCTAAATAACTTGCATGAACCAAAGCACTACAACATAAGCAGTATACCATATGGGATTAAACTGATAATTAAAAAAAGATTAGAACAATATAAAAAACAAAATTTAGAGTCAGTTATTAATTTCATGATGAATTCAAATAACCAACAGCATCATAAAAATTTTCAAATTCATGTAAAAAGAATGGACCTGGTTCGATTAGAAGATTTTGCAAAGACATTCCCAGAAATGCACGAGATGTTAAGTGAGGTAACTGTATGAACTCTGCCAACGTAAGCATGAATCAAAGAATCAAAGACTCTCATGAGACATGTGACAACTGTGGTAGACTAAAACACGAAAGTCCATTATTTGAACAGTTTCTTGATGGTAACAATCAACCAGTCATGATTGAAGTTTGTAAACACTATAGAAAATCAAAAAAGGAAAAACAGAATGATTAAACAAATAATTAATTGGTTTAAAAGCAAATGGTATGATTACAAAATGGAAAAGGCATATCGTAAAAAAGTCAAAGAACTTAAAAAGCGTGACCCTTTCATATACAAGTAATGTCAAACGCACTAAACGAATTGCCTAGCGATTGCGAACCAAGTTGGGATTTTAGAGATTGCCGTTTAGAAAACAATGGTATTATACCAAAGAATTGCGGCTATAATAAATCTTTCAAATATAAAGTTCAACTACCAGGTGAAGGTGTTAACATGCAACAGGTACAATGGTGTGCAGATAATTGTAAACACAAATGGGGTTGGTATTTTGAAAACACTGTTAAAAAAATGCAGTCAGCTTCTGGTTATAACGATGATGTTTATGCAGTGATGAGTTTCTCAAACAAAAAAGAAGCATTCATGTTTAAAGTATCAATACTGTAATTTTGGCATTTTTACGGGGGTACTAACATCCCAGCTGGATGCTTTAACCCCACTGTAACACCCTTAAAACAAATCTTTTTTTAAGTTATTTGACGTAATTTTCTAAATCTTGTAGTTCTGGAAATATTTCACGCCAGTTTTCATTTCTCATAGAATCTAGACGTTCGGTAGTTCTGTACCATTCTTTTATTTTGTGTGAATAATCAGCTTCATCTAAAAACTGTATCAATGCACTGTATCTTTTGCTAGTGCTTTTGGTATTACGGTCCATCCATTCTTGAGCTTGTTGATATTTTTCTCTAAGTTGATCTTTCATAGCCTCTGGCAGTATTTGTATTCTTAGATAACTTGGAGTTAATAATGGATTGATCAAACTTCCTTCATCTTGTATCCAGCCACGCTCATACCAATCAATATGAAAATCAGGTACATGAAAACTGTTGAAAACATCTAAACAGGTTGCTAAAAAGAAGTATGCTCGAGGACATACATCAAACATTCTTTTTCTATTTGCTTCTACTTGATCCCATGACTGACCTTTACGCAAATATTCTCCTCGCTTGTGACTAGCATCAAGACTAGCACCAATTTCTACTTGCTCAAACTTATCCCATTCTTTCATTACATCAATATCTTTGTATGTCATTTGAGAAAAGTTTGTGTTGTATTTTAGTTTGACATGAAACATTTTTTTCTCAATTAGTCTTTTTAAAATTCTATAATGCTCTTCCATGATAAGAGGTTCACCCCCTGCAAAGTAAATTTCTTCAAGATCATCTATATAAGGTTCAACTTTTTCCCAAAATGTTTTTTCATCTTTATATGGTCTGATTATTTTAGGATCATCTGGTTTGCCCCATATAGCACTATGATCTTCGTACCAACTTGAACTCAGTTCAGGACCACATGTTCTACATTTGAAATTACATAAATTTGAAAAGCGAAAATCTATATAAGGTAAATTAACTTTGTCCACTGTTCCATCTTCTTTAGTGGATTCAACAACGTCCCAATGATTAGCAAGATGTTTATTTGCCCATTGTCTGGTTGTAGAAATATTGTTTCTTTCCATTTCCATACATCTAGTACAAACTTTACTGCCTTTGCCAGCTAACAGATCTTTACGTAATTGTTTTTGATGATCGCTATTCCATGCTTGTTCTAAACTTGTTTCTTTTAGATTGCCCATAGGCATGTCGCTTGGACTCATACAACATGTTAGTATACGACCGTCGGGCCATGTATGTAGGTGTGTCCATGGAATCATACAGAATGTTTTTGATTCCGTTAATGCTTTTTGTTTATCCATATACTTGTGAAGTCCAAGTTTGAATTTCAATGTTTCTAAAAAGAGTAGAGTTATGATCTAATTTCTTTTTCATGTTAGAATCATTGTAAACATCTTCCCAATCTTTTGGAGACATTCTCATTAACTTGTGAATTTCTTTCCACAAACTTTCATAACGTTGAGTATAATCTAACAAGTCAAAGTCTAAATCATACAGTTCAGAATATGGTTCAAATCCCAAATCAGTAAGATATTTCATTGTGTTTTTACAGCCATGCACTATAAAAAACTTTTTATAAAGTATAGGTTTCCATATTTTTTCAGTTAAAAATACACTAGTATCACTAACAATACTTTCATTTACAATCTCAAACCCCGCATAATGATAGTTCAATGGCAGTATTTCTTGATTAACATCTTTATCAATTGATTTATTATCAAAGTCTAATATTAAATCTTCACCGGTAAATCTTTCATTTGTAAAATATTTTGAATGTATTTTACCATATCGATTAAGCCAACTGATATAGCCATCTTGATCGTACTCAGCATGATATAAATCATTTACCATTTTAGCACGATGCGGTTTAGCGGCACCATTTAAACAAATAAACTTTTTTATTTTTGAATTGTAATACTTTGGTTGTTTAATAGATTTATTTGACATGTAACTTCTAGTACGATGTAACAGACTTAAAGGATCTGTGACAGTATTGATAGTCAAGCCTGTTCGTGTTCCTTCTAACCATTTTTTGATGTTTTCTGATAAATTAACATCTGCCATGGCCAGTGTTATTTCTCCACCTTGCCAGTGTTGTAATAGTTCTACCAGTTTGGTTAAAAATTCATCTTTGATTAAAAAATGGACTTCGCCTTCTAAGATTCTTTTTATAACAACATGATGAGATGATTTTTTATCTTGATTGTTTTTGATCCAATACAGTGCTTCTGCTAATCCGTCGATTGCTAAGGCTTTTGAATCAATATCAAATGTTACAATTTCTTTAGTCAATTTGTTTGTACCTTCTGTTTAGTATGTATTTAACTCTTTCCCACAGCTGTCTAGTCAGTATTTCTTTAGGTTTCTTTGGTTCTCTAAGAGCCAATTTATCTAACTTGCTCTTTAGTTTGATTAGTTTTTTAAAACAGTTTGTATTCATAGTTTTACATTTTTCCTAGCATATCAACTCTTTTTTTATGTCTTCCGCCTTCGAACTCAGTAGTTAAAAATACATCAATAATCTTTATTGCTTCGTTTGTTGATGTGAAATCAGCACCCAAACACAGCACATTTGCATCATTGTGTAATCTTGCCATTTCTGCTTCTTTGGCAGTACGAACTGTTACTGCTCGTATTTTAGGAAATCTATTGGCCGCAATAGCCACACCAAAACCTGAACCGCATACTAGTATACCAGTATCAAATGTACCTGCTGTAATTTCTTCTGCAAGTTTTTTAACCACATCAGGATAATCAACTTTTTTCTTTTGATCATAACAACCGCAATTGAAATACGTAACTATATCTTTCTCTATATCTTTGCCAATAGGAACAAGGTGTTTTTCTATTGCATTTTTTAATTTGTAACCTCTATGATCTGATCCTATTACTAAATTTATTTTTCTAGCCATTCTAATAACCTATTAAAGTATTCTTTCCTGTTTAAATTTAAAAAGTGTTCTCTATTATACAACAATTTGTCAAACAAATCAAGATAGGATTTATGTAACATATCAATTGGTACACTACACAATCGTTCAACTTCAAACAGTGCTTGATCAATACGTTTAGCACTGTTTGGTTCATTGTCATAATATTCTTGATTTAAACAAAAATTATGAAATGTATAATATCCGCTGTCTCGTAAATGTTCAAGTGTTCCTTGCGAACCAAAAACAATAAAAGGATGAAGTTGTAAAATAGGCTGATAAACTTTTTCTGTTATAAACAAAGGCTCACCTGGATCACTGCTACATACTGTTTCATTAACAATTGTAAAATAACTGTTTGCATAGTGTTCAGCACACATTCTTCTTTGATTCAATGATTCACCAATGCTGTCTGCTGTTTCATCTAACACTACAGGTGTTTGTTTTAGAAACATTTCCATATCTTTTTGTATTTCGCAATGGTTTTCATTCTCAGTAAAATCTGAAATATTACCAGGTGCACCTGGTGTAAAATATCTATTTAAAAAACTAATGTATCCTAATCTATCTAAGTTTTTTTTGTAAAGTTGACTTAAGACATATATTCTGTGTGGTCTAGGATTGGCATTTCTACATACAAAACGCATAGTTCTAAAGTCTTTTTTGTTGACAGTTTCTGGATTGACTAACTCTCTTTCTACTTTGATTTCACGCATTCGGTCTTTGCTGAAATACATCCTATTGGTTTCTAGCCAGTAGTTCAATTCAAAAATATTCAAACCAAATGTTTTAAGTTTAGAATCTATTTTTTTATTTTTACAATAATGTTCAAAGTTTTTTTGTATTTTGAGATCGCCAAAAACTAGATATACTTTATCTTCTGGTATACCTTTGTCGCTGAGAGTATAAAGTATATCATCAATAAACCTTGGCATGTCTAAAGGAAATCCTTCGCTTGGAAACCATAATAAGATTTTCACATTTGGTTCAAACTTTATTGCTCTTAAATAATCATCGTCAATATAATGAAAAACATTTTCATAGAAAAAACTCAAATCGATCCATTCAGGTTGAATATGAAACCAAAATGTTTCAGTGCTTTTGATTGCATGATCAAGTGTGCATTTGTTATATTTGACATCACCGTATTCTAATAATTCTTCAAGATATTTGTATTTGACGTTTCCGTAATTTTTAAAATATTCAGGTGTTCGTTTCCAAAAAGGAATACAGTTTGGCAAGTGACCTTTGTGTTCATCGTATGTTTGATACAGTAAATTAATATGCATGTTTTACCTTTTCGTATAATTCAAAATCATTTTTGTAAACGTTTGATAAACTTTGCTTTTTTTTATGAATTTGATTGTTGACTTTTTCAATAAATCTTGTGTAAGCACCATCTGTTTTGTTTGACATTGTTTTATTATGATACTGTTGAATACTGTCAGCAAGTTTGTCATCTACAATTTTTCTAATGTCTTTATCAAAATTTTCTACAATGCCAATAAAATCAAAATCCTCAAATTTAATATAGATACTGTAAGGATAAACATGCTCGTCGTTGTTGTCAAAGTTTTCAATTATACAATTGATTTTGTTTTCAATTTGGTCTTGCGTTGTTTGTTGATTTTGCCATAGATATCCTTTCAACCTATCATACGGATGTCTAATAAATGTAAACTTTTTTGAATATGTTGATTTATATTTTTCTGTCAAATTTAACTGATTAATTATCACAGTTGATGCACATTTTGGAACCACAGTATAACATAAATGATTGTTATACCGTAAGGTATTTCCATAACTCCAGTGTTTTATTTCTTCAGCCATTTTTTAATTACTTCTTCTGCAAATGCTCGATGACATTCTGTCGATGGGTGCCCAATCATTGTTTTTTTATTGTCAATCATTAACCAACCTTGTGCAGGATTGTTGACATGATCTTCGTGTAATGCTCCGGTGTAACCATTATCTATTCCCCATTCGCACAATCCATCATATGTATTATAAAACCAAAATAGATCAAAGTCAATCTGGTTCCACCATTCAAGCAATTCACTAGAACTGTTAATTTTATCTAAATATTGTTTAAATTCATTTTTCCAACAAAAATACAACTGTTTTACATTTTTACTTTTACACAGGGTTTGACAGTTAACAATTGCTGTCAGTGTTTTTAAAATTTGATCGTAATCTGAATAACAATGCTTGACATAGTTTTCTAATGAATTGCCTACAATTTTTGCTTGTCTAAACTGATCAAAATTGTGATTGTTCTGTTGCCACCAGTTTTGGTCGCCTGTGCTTTTGATCCATGTGTAATTTTTGTTTGGTACTAGAAATGTGTTTTCTGTTTGAATAGGTTCGTCTACTATCAGTTCAAATCTGTTAACGCCTGATATTTGTATAACACAATGAGTAAAATTGTTTTTGTATATTTCAAGCATGGCATTTCTAATATTCATGCTATTACCAGCTCCGCCTTCGGCTACATTTGTAACTTTGTGTTTGGTTTTTAAATAGTTTGCCCAACTGTCAGGTGCGTGAGTAAAACTACACCCAGATGTAATTATATCCATTCTAGTAATCTCGCTAATCCAAATCCATCAATAATAAAATAACAAGAATATAATAAAAGTAATCCTGAAGAACCTCGACTCCATGCTCCATATATGAGACACAGTGCTGACACTTCCCACATTAGATAGGCCACTAACAAATTAGGATCTGGCATTGTCAATGCCAAAATTGATGTGGCACCTAAACCAAAAATCAAACCAAAGGATTCGGCAAAAAATCTTTTTCTGTTGTTTTTAAAATCATCTTTTAAAAAACGAAGCAGGTGATGTCTAAAGTTTTTATAGTTGCTCATACAAAGAAGTTATAATGTTTTTTCTTGTATTTAACGAATTTTTTTTGAGTGTTGCTACATTATGAGCACAAATTTTTTCAATATCAGCGTATTTTACATCAAGTGCTTGTTGTAAACTTTCTACTATTTCTTGCAACCTTTGAGTGTGATTCAGCTGAAAATCATAGTTTTCGCTCCAAAAATTGCTGAAAGTTTGGTATCCTTTTTGTTTGAGATTGTGTAAAAAATAAGGAGTGCTGGCAATTATAAAAGGATGACTATTAGCAATAGCTCGGTATGTTTTTTCAGTTGGATGAAATTCTTGATTGTGTTCGTAATGTGTTTCTGCAATTAAACTTAGATTATGTGTTTTGTATAAACCAACATCATAAGGATATCCTAGATAATGATCTCCAATGTATTCTGCATTGTCTGGACTAGCAGTTTCACCAAACAGTGTGCGTAATCCTTTATGTTGCAGGTTGTATTTTTCTAATAAGTTATACAGCGGTTTTCTGTTTAGTTTATCTGCCTTGCCTCCCAAGAACAAATAATTCAAATAACCTATACTACCAGACGCTGTGCCACATTCGTTTCTGACAAATAATCTGTGATACGCATCTAGTTCAAATTGATCTATAATGACATTGTTTCTTCCTGGAGCAAATTTTTCAAAACTACCTAAACTGAAAATGGTAATGTCATGATGATCTTTTAAACTGTCAAATTGAATTTGTAAATGTTCATCGTGTGTATATGGATGTTCTCTGACATAACTGTATATGATTGGCTTTTCAATATGATCAAACACAGGCTTTGGCTCACTTGATGCAACTTCTATAAAATCACAAGAAGCCATATCGTTAACATATTCGCAATCAATAAATCTAGAAATACTTTCAAGTTCGTACCAATAGTAATGATGTCTGTATATTTTGATCATGTCAGCAATCGTTTTTTGATAGTTTCACAGTCAATTTGTTTAGCAATAATACTGTTTCTTTGCACTTCTCTATGAATTGCTTCGAACTGTTTTTGAATTTCTTTTATAGGTGTGTTGCAAAATTTTAATAATTCTTGTAGCGGATCGTTGGTATAATCCAGTATTTCTTTATATAGTCGTATACCAAGTTTTTCCAAATGCCAATAATACTTTTCTGGATCACTGCAACCGTAGTATAAAAATAGCTGATAGTTCAATATTGGCTTCCATGTTTTTTCAGTAAAGAACACATGCTCGTCTTCGTGGGTTTCATTGATTAGATTCAAGTAACTGTTGTCAAAAATATCTAAAGGTATAGATTTGTCATCTAGGTTAAGCTGTTCGGCTGTCTTGTCTAAGTAATAGTTTTTGTACTTTGTGTCAGTTTTGAATCCATGATCATAGTTACCAACCAAACTCACATAGTTGCTTTTAATCAAGTTGTTTTGCTCGCAAAATTTTATAAATTCTATACGCTTGTGCTTGATTGCTCCATTTAAACTGCAAAAATGTTTTTCTCTTGTAGTATTAACTTGTTCTAGGCTTTTTTGTGTGCGTTGTATTTCTAAAAAATGATAAGGATAATGTTTTACTGTATTGGCAAACGGCACAGCGTTGCAGTCTAAATTAGCAGTTACAAATGTGATTTTATCTTTGTTGATATGTTTTAGTTTGTCTGTTATGTCTTGAATAACAGTTTTACCAGAACTCATTTCAGGACCAGGAATATCTGCTTCCCATGGTTCAAATATTATTATGTTATCTTCTCCGTTGTATTCTTTAAGTTCAGGTAAAGAATCATTACAAAACAACTCAGGACAGTTATTACTAGGAGTTGCTTTGTAATAAGGATATTTGATAACAAAACTATTCATATTCAAAATTCTGTGTATCTTCGCTTACTTTAATTTGCTTGGCACCATTCTTTATATGAAAATGTGTTGCCATGGGTGTTAATGGAGACAGTGTGACAAGTTTTTTGAATTTGTTTTCTTTTGCCCATTCTCCTAGTTTTTTAATAATTTCTTTACCTGCACCACGTTTGCGTGACCAAACAGTATATGCAACCACAATTTCTCCTCGCTGACCATCTTGGTTGGCCGCTTGTGACATGTAATCCATTTCTCTTACTGTGTAAGGAACTTCAGGACATAGTGCAATACAAACAATTGCTTCAATTTCATTTTTGTATTTTAATCCAAATATTTTTCTACCATGCTGTATTCTAAAACCCAAAGTTAGTTCCGGCCTTACAGGATCCTCAGATACATCAATGTCATCTAGCTCAACAAGTTCTGTGCCGTTGACCCATTTAAAAAAATCATTTATGTTGTCTTTAAATTTTTTCACTACTTTACTCCTTTAGTTTGTTAGCCATGGTTCTATTATACTGATAGCAAAAAGATACTGAAATGCTGTCTGCGGATGACCACCGGGCATTTGATCATCACCTTTGTGTTGACACCATTCTTTTAAACCTGCTTTTTTATTGTAAAACCACCAACTGTTTTTGTCAATTAACTTTTCTAAATGCTGTGTCATTTTGTAATCAGTGTGAAAAAGGTCATGGTCCCATGCTTTGAAATTCAACAATTGAATAGAATTATTTTTACAATATTCTTGAACAAGCAATATTGATTCAAGTGTTTTCATCATTTGATGTTCTCTAGTGTGATAGTTTTTAACATATTCTTTTACTAGTTTATTAACTATATCACTATCAGTTATCCATGTATCATAACCACCGCCGGGCTTAATAAAACTGCCATGTGTGTCGCAATGCCATTCACCGGTTAATATTTGATTAGTAAATCCTGCATGTGTTTTCATTTTGTCGTATATTTTGTTGTATAACGGGTGTTCTTGATTAACATATAAACTAAATCTATTAGGATCACTCCAGCCTATAATAACATGTGTTGCAGGGTACTTTTGTAAACCAGCAATTACATTTCTAGCAATTAACTGATTATCACTAGCCATTTCTGCTACTATATAACATTTTGCTATTGATTCTTTGATATGATTTGGCCAAGCAATATTTGGATCAATTAAATGAGCTGTAAAACTATCACCACCTGCTAAAACAACTGTCATGTGATTATTTCCTTTAATTTTTTTAATGTAGCATTATATCTTTCAAAGAGCAAAGACTGATTATGTATGGCTGTTTCAAGTGTTTTTATTGGCACACCGTTTTTGCAAATTCTTTCAACTTCGTCAACAGCTTTTATCATACGAAGCTCGGCATCTTTTTCGCTATCATATGATTCATTAAAATAAGGACTAAAAGTTTTATACCCTAATTTTTGTAATTCTTTTAGATAATCAGGCGTAGAAAGAATTACAAAAGGATGGCAATTGCCAATTGCTTTAACTATTTTTTCACTTATAAAAAACTGTGAATTACAATCACGAGCACCACTATGAGTTTCAGCTACTACACTCATAAAAGTGTCTTCAAACAGTTTTCTATCATATGGATAGCCACAATGATGTTTACCATATAAACCTTCATTGCTGTCATGAGATTGTGGCCACCATTTTAAAAATTTCTCCCAATCTTTATCGTTTATTAAATCAATTACTAAGTTTCTATAGTCTTCAGTCTCCCAAATTCTTCTATCTTCATCTGTTTGATATAAATTGATAATTCCGTGATCAATAATTCTTTTATTCCACATATGAACCACATGTCTTAATCTCATGTATTTGTTAGGCTTACCATTCATATCTAAAAATGTTCTGCTAGGGTTTTTTCTTTCTGCTTCATACGGAGATATGTATTCAATTTCACCTTGATTAACTCTGTGTACAAAATCTATTTCAAAGTATGGAATGTCGATAACATTAATGTCAGTTTGCTTAAATGATTCTAGTTCTGTTGGCTTATTACCGTAAAAATAGTATATTTGTTTTGGATCTATATCAAACTTGTTACAAGCATCTTCACCTATTTTACTCTGCATTTGTACCCATTCGTTGTGTGCAAACGGATATTCACGCATATAACAAATTGCAAGTTTGGCTTGTTTAGATTTTAAATATGGAATTAATTCTTGTGTTTTAAAATTTGATTCAACATGTTCCCAAAAATTCTCAATGCCGTTTCCATAAAATGCCAACTCAAACCAAAAAGAATCATGCTCGGGTATATTGTCAATATACTCAACATTGTCAAGAAAACGAAAAATAGATTCTAGCGTTTCTGACTGGCCATCGATAACAATTTTTTTAACTAAGATACTCATTACAGACTTTTTAAAATAACTTGCTCAGCATAAAGATCGTGATGTTCTTTTGTTGGATGATGACCTAATGCTAAATCAACTTCATGTAAAGTAGTATTATTAAGACACCATTCTCCTAATGCTGGTAACCAAGTTGTGTCTTTGTTTTTTTGTATTTGATTATAAAGTTCTTGACTGTACTTGCCTAATTTATAATTTTCAATTTCGGTTTTCCACCAAAACATATAATTTTTGATATGGTGTGCTTTACAGTAATATTGTACTCTTAAAATATTTTCAAAAGTTTCAACCAGTGCTTGTTCGTCTGAATAAAAATGTTTTAGATATGGCTCTACATAATTTTTGTGTATTATATCAGATGATCCAGAATGATTTATATTATTACCACCGGTTTTAATCCAGAACTCGTCTTGTGTGACTGCATCTGTGTTGGCTTTTTGATAATCACCCGCCCAATCCGGCCATTCATATCTTTTAAAATGATTAAAAAATATGCTGTTTTTATCTATATAATAACTACGTCGATGTATACCAGACCATTGGCAAATTAAAACCAGGCTTTGGTGTTTTTCCATTTCATGTATTACAGAACGAGCAATATAATCGTTACCTGCGGCACATGAACCAACGTTGATAACTCTATGAAACTCGTTGACTTTTCCTGCCCACGTCATTTCGTTGTTGTAAGTAAAACTACAACCACCAGCAACAATTGGTTTTTCTTTTAAACGTTCTTCTTTAAATCTTCTAATCATATACTGCTCATAAGACTCACTAGTCATAGTTTACCTACTCTATATACTCGTTGCTTCCTGGATTAGCTCCTTGTGGTTTTAGCACCCAGCCTTCTTGTTTGGCTCGTTTTTCAAGTTCTTGTTTGTGTAACGATCCTTTAGTAGCATCACCATCAAATAAACCCACAGGATCAACTTCAGTGTCTGGTATAGACACAAACCATTTTTGCAATTCTGCATGTTTAAATGTTTCTAAAAAGTTTTTGTTTCTTCTTTGATCGTACTGTGTATAAAATGTTTTAAAATCTCTGTGTCTTGAGATTTCGCTTGATGTGTATGCATGACCGGTTTTTATTACTCTAGTATATTCAATTAGTCGTTTTATACCATCTATTTCCATGTCATGAATTAATGGATTGCTTTTGTTTTTTTCTATCCATTGTTCTAACGCATCAGCACGTTCATTTCTGATATGACTTGGCAAAGTAACAATGCTCTGAAAACTAGGAAATCTTAATATATTAAAACTCATTGTAGGAAAATGTTTACCATATTGTTCTTTGAGTTTGACCATTTCATCCATAAACTCGGGCATAGAAAACAATGCAAGTGCAGGTATGGTCATCATCATATGAAACTCACGCACATTACCTTCTTGTAAAAACATGTGTATGTTTTTTAACCATATGTCCCATTCTAATCCGTCTCTAATATATTCTGCATGAGGACCAACTGCTTCGTTAGATGTATATAAATCAAACTGTTTAAAACTGTGTGTAGCATCTACTAACCGTTTCATAAGTTCAGGTTTAGCGCCTAAGTTGGAATTAACACTAAATCTAACATTACAATCTGGATTGCTTTGCCACCAATCAATTAATCTCCAGAAATCCTGTGACATAGTTGCTTCACCACCAGTAACTCTTAATTCTTCTAAAGTGTCCTTGAGTTCCATATCCCACCATTTAAAGAAAGCATCTATATATGGATTGCCTTCATTTTTCTTTCCGTATTTCATAGCCCATGAGCCATCTTGTTGAAATGCTCTTGCACCATCACTTACTAGATTTTGATAAGCACCATTCTTTTTAATGTCGTTCTGCCATTGTGTTGAAAAACTTGCATTGCAATAACTACAAGCAAAATTACAGTTGGCATCAAAAGCAATTTCTAATGTTTTTAATGGAACATCGTCTTTGTAGCCAAATTTAGTTTTAGCTAATTGTAATTCTTCTTCGGTGTATATAACACTTTTATAAGTTCTATCAGAAACATATTCTTTACCTAGGTCTTCAACTTTCCAACAGTACTCACACTCTTTAGGTCTTTCGCCATCAAGCATCTGTTTACGCACCATTTTTTTATAACTGGTGTTGTGAATTGCTTTTGGATTAGCCAATACTTCTTCTACAGGTATTTTGTGTGCAGGTGGATGATGACAACTTGCAGTAGAGCCAGAGTTTAACCATATGGTAGCATTGTACCATTTGGCTCCACAGAAACTAGGAGATATTTTATCAATGGTTCTATCACGCCATTGCTGATAGGATTCAGATTTTTTCTTACTAATTGGCATAATGTATTATACTATTAATGCGTTTATTATTACAAGTGTTAATAATTTTTTCTTTGCCCTTTAAAAAATCAAGTTCTGCAATAAACCCAAAACCTACTACTGTTGTTTTTGGGAATTTTTTAATAAGATTATAAGCCGCAATTGCTGTTCCACCGGTTGCTAGTAGGTCATCAATAATTAATACACGAGCACCCGGATCAATTGCATCTTTGTGAACATGTATTGATGTGGATCCATATTCTAAATCAAATTCTTCCGAGTATGTTTCTCTAGGTAATTTATTTGGTTTTCTTAGTGCAACAAATCCTGCATTTAATTTTCTGGCAATTGGTGCACCCACAATAAAACCTCTAGATTCTATACTTGCCACAATATCAATATCTTCATTTTCCCATGGTTTTGTCATATCATTAATTAAAAAACTAAATGTAACATTATTGTTCCATAAAGGAGTGAGATCTTTAAATACTATTCCTGGTTTGGGATAGTCAATGACATCTATTACTTGTTCTTTATAATTCATTTTTAGTACCAATATTTTTCTAAAAGTCCAAAAAATAACATATCAAAATATACAAATGCTAGAAACACAATGCAAAAAACTATTATGATATTGCTTTTTAGTTCTATATTTTCTGTATTATTTTTCTTTTTGTTCATTGTAAAATTCTTCAAGTTCTGGAAAAGTTTTACAGAAGTTTTTGTTTCTTCTGCGATCGTATTCGTCAATGTACGATACAAAATCTTTTCTTACTTGTTGTATATTTAATCGTTCTCCAGGATTGGGTCCTGCGGCCACATATTCTTGAAAACGTTTGAGTTTTGCTATTTCAAAATCAAAAAAACCTTTATAAGGGTTATCATGTGTTTCTGCATTGGCATTCATGACATCTACTGCTTTATCTAGCAGTTTAAAGCTGTTTTTAGGGCCTACAACGCCACTCAAATAGCTTGGATGCCTCAATATAGCAGTATCTATTGTGATAGGCACACGACGCTCGTTGCTGTAGTATTTGCTTTTAAGAGGAGCAATTAATTCTAACAAACGATGCAGATTTGGTAAGCTCAACAAACCTGTTGTACACATGATTGTGATTTTAGTCAAAGGCAATTCTTCTAGTACTCTACAAACGTTGTCATACCATTGATTAAAATCTAAGCCATCTCTAATATATTCTGCTTGACTGCCGTATGTGTCAACACTGGTATACAATCTAGTCAAACCTATTTTGTTTTCCAATGTTATACGTTTCATTTTTTCAATGTATTGATCAAACAGTTTATCTGGAACACAGCCGTTGGAGTTTATTGCTAATTCAAGATCTGGATTAGGATTGTCATTTATGTAATCTAAAACACGAAATGTGTCTTTGCTCATTAATGGTTCGCCACCTGTTATTCTAAATACTTTTAGACTGTTGTATAAATCTGGCCACCATTTCCAAAACGCATCTACATATGGATTATGTTCTCTGTGTGGTATAGGCATTTTGTTTTCTTGTCTAAGCCAATCAAGATTATTAAACTTGTCTGAAGTTGGATATGCACCTTGCGATTGAATTTCTTCCATCCAGGCACTGCTGTATGCCGGCGAACAATATGAACATTTGAAGTTACACACATTTGAAAAGCTGACTTCTAGATATGTAGGATTAACATTTTCATCTCCGGTCATTTTAGCAGTAGATTCTAAATGTGGCAATGCCCATGGCTCGTGTGATTTACTACTACGATCGCTGTAGTGTTCTGCACCCAAATCTTCAACATTCCAACAGTACTGACACTCTTTGGGACGAGTGCCTTGCAACATTAATTTTCTTTGCGACTTTTTAAATTCAGTATTGTGTAGTGCAGAAGGATTTGATTGTAGTTCTGATAAAGGTACGTTATGTGTTCTCGGGTGATGGCAACTGTGTGTATGACCATACTGTAAGTGCAGTGTGCTTTGATACCATTTGGCTAGACAAAAACTTGGAGATACATTATTAAGTTGCTCTCTTGTTTTTTTAATTTTGATAACTTCATCTGTCATTGGTTAGTAAACTTTGGCCAAAGTTTTGAAAATGTATCAGCGTGTTGCTTTTTTTCAAAACAAAATGTGTGTTCATAAACATTGGTGTATTCGTTAAGTTCCCATTCGTGCATATCGCAATTCTTTTTACACCATTCTTTTGCTTGTAAACGCAGATCACTATGTAATCTCACAGTGTAACCGGGTCTCCAATTGAGTTTATATTCAAATATTTCTAAAGGCAGGGTTGGTTTCATGAACTCATTTTGTGAGCTAAATCAGTTGTTTCGTTGACTCTTCTGGTCCAGCCTTTACCAAATGTATCAAATGTTGAAAGCCCTTCATAATATTCTTGTCTGTTTTTTTGATATGTGTCAATAGTAGCAGAAAGTCCTTCTATTTGAATATATGCTTCTAAGGCTTTTAAAGTATTAGGCCCAATACCACCATCAACTGTAGTACCAATTATCTTTTGTAAAAATTTAGCGGCTCTGCCTGTACCAGCATTAACGCCAAAATCAAACACACATAGATCTAAACCTGCTGGTAGTTGATCACCTTTTACTCTGTCCCAATAGTTTTTTTTGTAAATAGGTTCAACATCTTCACGGGTCAACTCTTTCATATCTTTAGTACCACCAAATTCTTCGTATACTCTTTTGGTAACACCAAGATTGGTTTCTCCACCTGGATCCTTAGGGTGATTTACATAACCGCCTTCATGATGTAATATTGTTTCTAAACATTTAATCCAATTGTCTTTCATATGTAACTCCTTAGATTGTTTTATACTTGATTCTTCCTTCAGAATCTTTTTCGGTTACTAGGTTTCCCATTCTTGGTGGATTCCAATAAACTTTTTTAAAGAACCTACTACCTGTTTCATCAAACTCTGCTACGTCAATATTGAGTTTCTTTTTAAGTTGCTGTCCTAAATCAACACTGGCTGTTAATAATTTATCTTTGTCCCAGTTGTATTGCGATTTAGCACAGTAATCAGTTGTACCTTGGAACTTAGGCATTACTTCATTTTCAAAGTATTGAGTATGCCATTCAAAGTCTCTAACATTTACATAATCAAAACTAGAATCAAGATTGGTAAGATAACAGCCTAATCTAGCACCATACATTGCCCATAAACCGTTTTCCACATCTCTACCTATGTTACACCATACCAACAATCTATGAAAGTTTTTGTTGTGTAAACTTTTTTCAAAATTATCCGGATCTACTTTAAGACCTCTGTCTAAACTCATTTTAACACCTTCTCTAAATCCTGCTCTATAAGCCTGATAAGGTGTTGCATTGTTAACAACTAAACTATAAGCATCGTTCATTTGAATGTAATTTAGATCCCAACAAAAATCAACTTGTGATCCTTCCTCTTCGGCAATTTCGTGAGTTTTCATATTTTTAACATATTCAACAGGCCAACATTTGATACCACCGTTGCCATATACAAGCCCGTTAATTGAGTTTTTACCACACCAACTAATTACAGAATTTTCTAAGTTTACATCCGCTTCAGCAAAATCAATCACTTGATCAAAGAAAGCCGGATCAACAACATTGTCGCCATCAACACTGATAAAACGATCAGTATCACTAGCTTCTGCACAGGCTTTGTGTGCCGCATCAGATCCAAATACCCCGTGTGTTCTTTTTGCCCATGGGCATTTTGATTTTAAATCTGCCCAATTTTCTTCCATGTTGGGTTCGTCGTAACTGATATAAAAAATATCTATGTCTGTAACATTAACTTCTTTGATGTTGTTCATTTAAATTTCCTTGTATGCATAATCGTTATAAATTCTTTTTGTATATACACTGTAGTTATTATAGCTTTTTTGATAAGAAATATCAACTTTTTCTTCTAATAATAATTGTAAAACTGGAATTCTATTGAAACTTATCAAATTATGTGGATCATTGTCATAGCAAAAAATAAAATCCAACACAGCTACACCATTGATATGTACATTTTCTAAGTCTTCTTTTGTGTTAATTTTATATTTAGATTTCATATATTCTTGAAATGCACTGTCCATTTTGATACTGAAAATTCTATTCTCTTTATCATTTGTAACTGTAATATCTGCAGAAGTTTTCTTTGGTATTCGATATAATCTGTCGTCTAGTAAATGAATAGCAATATTGTTCTGTTTTAATTTGATATTGTAAACAGATTGATTGGAATCTTTTTCTACATAATAATTTGCTGTGTTTTTCTTTCCTTCAAAGAACTCTCGAACATTTTCAAAATCAACTTCAAAATATGTTTCTCCGATACCAGGCTTGTTTCTCACAATGCCATTAATGTCTCTTGTTTCAAGATCAAATAAAACGTATCTAGTAGTTTCAGAGGCCAACTTTTTTCTCCAATTTTACAATTATATCATCTGTCAAAAAAGACTTATCATGATAATGAAACGGTAATTGTTGTATGTAGTTACCTACTTTAATTTCACCGTTACTAGAAAAATAGTTTCCAATGTGATTGGTCCACTGTTCAGTAAACTGTTTTTCAAAATTCTGTATTTGCGACTTCATATGAACAAATGTAGGATATTCAATGTGTTGATTACACAGTTCATCTTCAATTCCCATTATTTTTGCCGCCATGGCATATACTACATCAGCACTTAATATTGACTGTCTAGGTGGATTAAGAAAGTCTTCTTTGAATGTGTCGTAGTTTCTAAAAATAGCTTCAACCAATTTAAAATATTCATAAACTAAATCGTCGTTTTTATTAAAATGAAAAAATGCTGTGTAAACATTTGGTAAATTGTTTGATAAGAATGTATTTCTATATGTCAGATCTTTTACTGTTTCATTTCTAAAAGTTTTAACATTACAACAAGCAGTTATATTTCTTGTCAACAAATAGTCCCACCAATGACCCACATCTTTGGTAAACAACATATCACAATCAAGTATCACAGTATGATCATATGGCGTGATATGATAATATTTCCATTTGTTATCAATTTTCCATTCAGACAATAGTGCATCGTCATCAAATGGAATGTCAATCACATGTTCAAACATCACACGGTATTTGTCTGGTACAATTGTGTTTTTGTCAACAGCTATACTCATTCTACGAACTTTGGTTTGTGTTGAAGCAATACTGAGTGCTAACGCATAAGCCATACGAACATAATCGTGTGTGCTGTTGTTTTGTGCAATAACTAGGTAACCTTTTTTCATTTGTTTTGTTCTATAATCTTTCCGGCAAGTCTTGCCAGTGCAAATTTATTCATTACATGCATGTTTGTGTCTTTGGTTTTGCAAACTATGTAATCACCTGGTCTTTTGTGTTTTTCTAATAAGAATGTAAAGTGATTAGAATTCTCACAATCAATAAAATCATCAACTCCGTCAATGTGTTGTAGATATGGTAAAGGCAAAGGTTTTATCATACCAGTGTTTTGCATTCCGTTAAACATATGAACTGCTATACTAAATGCATGATCGTTTCTGTAATTTGGTGTAGTAAAATCATATAGCATACTGTAATATGGCCAGTTTTGATAGATGTGTTGAACTAGACTAAAAAATAATTCTGTTTCTTTATTTTTTCGAAAAAATACTACAGTAGCCCAATAAAAGTCTACAGATGTACCGCTTATTCTTTTAAACTGGCTTATGCCTCTTTCACTATATATGTCTTTAGATGTTTTATTAATTTGCAAATCATAATCCAGTTGCCAGCACTGATCTAATAAATTATTACCTATTAGATAATCACAGTCAATTAACAGTGTTTCGTCATACGGTGATAATTCATAAGCACTGTGTCTGTTGATATTATAAAACTGTTCCATTTTCTTTGTATAGCTAGTATCATAATATCGTTTTTGATTGCTTGTGAGTCTTCTTCTGATAATATTAACATTATCAATTTTGCTGTCAACAAATTCTTTACTGTACTTTTTATAGAGCCAATCAACTGTGCCTTGATCTGTAATCACAGTAACATTATTGTTAGACATGTGATTTTTAATCAAGCAGGCATTAGCCAAGGCTATTTCACCATAATCAATAGTACGGTTGTTATGAGCAAACATTAAGACGCCGGTGCTCATGTTATTCTACCAGTTTGTGTACTTTGCGTTTATTGGCTAATTCTTGATATTGCTTATGATATTCATTAACAGACTCAAACCACAGAGATGTGATTTTATTATAAAAATCACTTAGATCTTCAACTGCAATTGGTGTTTGATTTGAATCTAATAATATTATATCAGTTTTTTGTTCGTGAACAAAATTACCAATTAATCCAATAAGACTTTGATCTATTTTGAATAATCCACCATTATATGCAAAATTTAATCTAGCTTCACAACGATCTTTTAGTTGTTGTTTTTGAATTGCCAGAGTAGATCTATAGTTTGCAAATTCTAGTGCTTTTTCCAATCTTAAATCGGTCATAAAAAAACCTCCGATGTTTTGTTAATATTAACATCGGAGGTTTAATTTGTCAACAAATTAATTGTTATTTTATAAGCCTGATGTGGTACTAAATGTTGGTGACGCTACCTGTACATAAGAGGCATTATCTGCCTTGTCAAATGTAATAGTAGATGTTAATGTACCATCCACTGAGTCAGTACCTGTCCAACCTGTACCTTCATTTGGCGCAGTACCTAGACCGCCACCTGTGTATGTACCAGTGGCCGCCGCATGATCATCATTAAATGATACTGTAAATGTAATCACATTTGATGATACTGAAGCCGCAATGTCTACATCGTTGGCCGAATATGCACCTGATCCTACAGCTGAGTTATAAACACTAGCTGGTGTACCTGTTAGATCATAAAAACCTGCTGAACCTGTACTCTGTGAACCAGTAGCACCAAATTCAACTGTGCCTAGTCCTGAAAGTAAGTTAGTCCAAGATGTGTTCTGATCTGATGTAGTACCGCCTGATCTTGAAAAAGCAAACTTGATTTTACCACCTGAATTAAAGAAATATCTAGCGGCATTGGCATCTGCATATGTTACTGTAAATGTGTGTGATACAGTACCTGTCCATGCTGTTGTTCTTGATGAACTTGTACCTGCAACACCAGTTGACATATTGCCTGCGTCTGCTGTTAATCTGTTTGTGTCAATCAAAGTAATGTCAGCGGCTAAGTTTGCCAAAGGCAAAATGTTACCTCCTGTTGTTACTGTGTTTGATGCGTTTGTTAATGTTGTTCCTTGGTGATTACCGGCGGTCTGTAAACCATCTAGTAATGAATTCCATTGGGCGGCTGAGATAGTTGCTCCAACGGATACACTGCTAACTGCTGTTAAGCCATACCCACTATCACCGGAACCTGTACTGATCACAGCATTGATATTAGCAACAAAATTGTTGTAATCTGTAGCTGTAATAGTATCTCCCTGTTGATAAGCCATTTTATTTCACTCCTATTGCAATAGTTATTTTTTCTATGTTAATTGATGTTTTATCAACTAGAGCACGACCAAAAGTCGCTTTCCAGTCATCATCGGGATTGGCTTTGACAGCAACGCCTGGAACGTCACTGCTGACCAATCTATCTCCTTTTGTTACAGGACCTTTGACTTTGCAAAGTACCCTTCCAGAAAATGCAACAAAAGGATGTGTGGCGTCATCACCGGCACCGGCATTCATTTTAAATGCTGGTGTTTTGGAAATAACACCAAATACTTTATTGTCTGCTCTTTCGGCAGTTTTAGTAATTTCTTTTGCACCACCTAGTGCAATAACTGTTCCTGCATCTAGTGGTTCATCTGCTTCAAATCTTTCAGCGATATCGGCGTATGTTGCTTCAACACTTACACCGTAAATATTTGCATATTTGTTGCTTGAACTTCCTAAGTCAATAGCATTGTTTGAACTTGGAACTAGATTTCCGCTGTGTGTTTGATCTGTTGTTTTTGCAAGTACAAAAAGATCATCTGAAGAATAGCTGATGCTTGAATTACCTGAATCTTGTAGTGCTAATGATTCATCTGCTAATGGAGCCGATTCTGCATCAATAAAACCATCTCTGATATTTAAACCAGCGTTTAATGATCCAGCAACGTTGGCACCATCTGCTGTAAAGTTAGCACAAATTTTTCCTACCACTGTTGTGGTATTAGCATAACTTGTAGTGTTAGAACTGATAGTAAACGAAGCCGGAGAATAAACTGCAATCACAGTGTCTACTCCAGATGCATCTTTACCTATAACTGCTGTCACACCAACTTCGGCATCTGAATTTGATGAATATCCATTTTTTCTAACGGATGTAGATACCCAACTGTTGTCACCTACTTTTACTGTGACCGGCACTTGCTTGGTATCATCTGATCCCATTGCAGTTGAAATCCAATCACTACCGTTGTAGATTTTTAAAACATTGTCAGAACCGGTATCTAACCAAAGCGTACCTGCTGTAGGAGAACTTGGTGTAGTTGAACCTACTTGTGGTGTGGTTCTATCCCAGCCTGTACCATTATAAACTTTTAAACCAACTTGATTGGTTGTTGTGTCGTACCATAATTGTCCGGTTAATGCGGCACTGGGTGCTGTGTTGCTGGCTTGATTTTCAAGTATTCTTACAAAATCTTCAGCAATAATTTCGCCGTAACCTGTATAGTTTTTACCGATCAGTGTAATACCACCAACTACTTGGGTAGTTCCCGGAGTAACTGTGGTGACCACTGATCCTCTTGTGTTATTAATTGTATAACTCATCTGTTGCTCCTTACATATTTATACGCAGTGTTAATTTTTACTTTGTAATGCGTTATAATTCCTTTATATTCCATAAAATTTACTGCATTTGCACTCGAACAGTGTATACAACCTCAATTTGTCTGTTTGTACTTTTCTGTACAGGGTGAAAAATCACATGCGAAAGCAGTAGACTTTGTTCAATGTCTAGTGTGCCTGATGCAGTATCTTGGTAATATGCAAAAAGACCTAGTTCGTCAAACACATAATCAGTGTCAGCAGTTGCATTATCTTGTGCATCTTGGCCTGATGGTTCTCCAAAATCTAGAGTACATGTGACTTTGATATCAGTATATGGTCCTGTTGAATCAAGTATTTCAATGTTGTTGTCAGGATCACCGCTTGAAACTGTGGTAGTTGAACTGGGTTTTGCAACAACTTTGTTATATGTTCTGTTATACAAATCTGAAGAGTTGTCTTTGGTTGTTCCTGTGTTAGTACCTTTGTATTTGATACTACCTGTGGATAACACATCAGAACCACCATTTCCAAATCCCATCCAGTAAATACCTGAATCATTTAAGTTATGATGACTAAGAGCAGATGCAATAACATATGCCATATTTCCAAAGTGAATAGCATTTTTTTTGTCAACTAAAACTTCACCGGAATTTTTATCTGTGATCAGCACATGACCTTGCACTTTAACTGTGCCAGTTTCATTGGGTTTTTTATCTATATTTTTATCTGTCATTTTTTACATTATACCTTATGTTGTTATTTATTGTCAACATAAACATGGGTTATTTTTTTATTAATGCAAATTAACCCAAGTATTACTTGCATAACCTTGAAATTTGTTAGTATCAGTGTTGTACACCATCATGCCGTTGACTGCTGAAACATTGGCTATGTCTGCATTTGACAGATTGCCTAGTAATAGTGTTCCATTATTCATGTCAAGTTTTGCATTTGTGCTACTACCCAAACCAACATTACCTTCAGGTGAAATTGATAATGCATTTGAAACTGTTCCTGAATCTGCTATTTCTATAACAAATTTACCTGAGTCATTGTCTGATGATCTAACAAAACCAATGTAACCCAAACTCACATTTGGTGCACCTGTTGAATCTTCTATTTTAAAATCAACTGTTGGACCAAAACCATCACTAACCGCACCATTTGATGTGGCTTGCACTATCATTGATGTGTAGTATGAGCCAGTGTTAGCAGTTGAAGGAACATATCTTTCAAATGTTGAAATTCTAGAAGGATAAGTGTTAGACAAATCAACATTTGCATTTATGTGTTCTACCGTAACAGAGTCAGCTGTAATGGTACTGTTTGATATTAATGGTGTTGATATTGTGCCTCTTACGTCAATTGTTGATGTAGTTATATTATTTGCACTTAAATTTCCTGTTGCTTCAATATTTACTGAAGTTACATCAGCGTTGGCTGTAAAAGCATTTGCTGTGATACTATTATTAGATATAAGAGTGCCAACACTAATCTCGCCAATATTGGCTGTTGAAAAAACAGCATTATTGGCATCAATATTGGCAACGTCAGTAATATTGTTTTGATTCATGTCTAATTCGTTAATGATATTACCATATTCAACATAAGTTCCGTCTTTGCCAAATACACCAACGTTAATATTAGCTGTATCAATTTCTGTTTCTGTTATACTATTGGCCGCAATAGTTCCTGTGTCGTCTGTGCCTATTACCCAATTGTTGCCATCGTACTTTAAAATTGAATTTGCAGTTATTCCTGCGGTATCAACATCTGACAAGTCTGCAATTGAATTGGCGCTGACATCAGTTGCCACAGTTGTTACTTCCCACTTTGCATTTGCTGAAACATACATCAAAAAGTTTCCATCAGCAACTCCTGTGGTATCAACATCTGATAAATCTGTGATTGAGTTTGAACTGATATCTGTGGTATCAGTATCAGTGTCGGTACCTACTACCCAATTAGCACCATCGTATTTTAGTATTGAATTAGCAGATGCACCTGAGGTATTAACATCTGACAATGCATTAATTGACGTGTTCGCTATCACATTGTTAACTCTGGTATCTGTATAATATAGTCTTGTACCTTCTGCTAAATCACCAGTATCGTGATTTGCAATGCTTGAAACTGTTCCTGTAACATCACCTGTAACATCACCTGTTAAGTCACCTGTAACATCACCTGTAACATTACCTGTTAAATCACCTGTAACATCACCTGTAACATCACCTGTAACATCACCTGTTAAGTTGCCTGTTATTGTGTTTGCTGACAACGTGCTAACATTTAGTATTGAGAATGAATTAGCATCTAAATTTGCTTCTAATGGATTTTGATCTGCTGTTGACAGAATTGTTTCTGCTAGTTCAAGAAAGTTTAAATCTAGTTCTTCGTGCGATAAAGGAGTACCTTTAATTGTTATGTTACTATCAACGTTTGCAACCAAGTTGTTAACATCTGTTGTTGCGGCTCTGATAGTTAAATTAGATATTGCCATTGTGGTTTGCTCCTTTACAATAAATGTATTTATTACTCTTCATTAAAATATCCTCCCGTACCGGCTTGATTTTCTACATAACCGGGCTCTACGTATGTTGTGTTGTATAAGTTAAATGCACTAATTCCGCCTGCTCTGATAAATTCTGCTTGTTCTGACGGATCTCTTGTGGCTTTGTCCCACGGTCCGTCATCAAAAGCAAACAATGATGAATCCCAAACAGACTGAACAGTTTTGTCAATCAAGGTAGTGCCCAGCGAGTCGTATGCACTCCAGATTGCCGATTCTTTAGCATTTGGAATATCATGTTGCGAACTTGCAGAATGTATAACAGTGCTAATACTGTGATTTTGTATACTTGTGCCTAGTACACCTCTTCGAATCTTTTTAAGTGTGTTACCATCAACTTCACGATATTCAATAAGCTCTTGATCAATCCAGATATATCCTGGATTTGAATCTGAAACTGACCCTGTAAGAACAGCATCAATATTGCCAATAACTGTGTTTGAGTCATCTGGATCAAGCACTGCAACACTGTCGTACAGTACATCTGCATTTGCTACTCTAATTTCTTTTGATTGATTAGTTACCGGAGCAGTAAGTTCAGTTTGACATACCATTGGTAATCTTTTGTATTGAGTTTTACTGTCATTGCTGTAAAAAATTCTAAATGCATACTGATCACCATACCCGTGTTGCTCATCGGTAACACTGTCACTGTCAATATCATCTAGATCAGTAGCAGTATTTTCATAAGTGACCACAGTAATCATCAGTGTTTCTTTGGCCACAGTTGGAATAAATTCTTCTGGATAATTTTCGTGCTGTGGTCTTACAAAACCAGCACTGTCTAATTGAGTTGTTATCAATTGCCATTTACCATCACTGTAATCTGTGGCAAAATTATTTGATGTATGATCTTCAACAGCCAAATACACAAAGTCTTGTACAAGATCCCATTTTGAAAAATCAAAAGCTTCTGCACCTTGTACTGTTGCAGTTGTTCCGGTATACGATCCCAAGGAAGAACTGTCAAATGCCGCTAACGGATATGTTGAATATGCTGATGTAGATGTGTCATTTTCAGAATATGATTTGTCTACATAGCCTTGCCATGTATACAAAGCAAAACTTTTTTGATCTTGAACCAATGCATAATAATCTCCGTCAATACCACTGATACCGTTTCCATCTGCACCGGCAATTGTCACAACAGATTCGTTTGTTAAGCCATGTGGTTGATCAGTTGTGATAATAGTTGGGCTACCGTTTATTATTGATGAAATTTTTAGTACTGCACTTTGGTCAATTGCTGAGTTGTGTTTGACATTACATTTGTAAACTAGGCCTTCGTGTTTGGCAATGTCACCAACATTGTAATTTGCACTTGCACTCCATGAATTGAAATGATCAGTGTTGCTGTAGTTGATCATAGTGTTTGTGGTAATCAACGAGTTACTGTCAATTTCTACGTTTGGTGTGTAGTTTACATTTGCTTGCCATGAGTTAGTTGATTGTAACAGTGACTGATACCATTCTGGGTTACCGGTAGTTACAAATGTGTTAGCATCAAAGTCTGCATCTCTAAATGGTGCAATTTTATCTCTTAACATACTCATAAAACTCTCAACAGCAGATGTGTTTGAAGTATCTAATGCATTTAATTCATCTGCATAGAAATATTTTCCAATTCTTTCAATAGCACTGTTGTCGGGTGGATATGTCAATTGAGATTTATTTTTTAATTCCAACAATTGATCAGCATCTGTGGCCGCAGTGTTAGAAAGTAATTCTATATCTTTAGTAGTTCTATCAAAAACCAATGTTTGAGCAAACGACAAGGTATCAACTACAGAAGTATTTGCGTATTCAACCGGTGTAGTCTTTTTGCTCAAGTAATTAATCAGTTTACTGTGATATGGTTTTGCTTCGTTTATATAATCTTTTAGATAGGTAAATGTATCTGGTTGATAACTTACCAGTTGTGATAAACTTTGATCTTCTTGTACCACATCAAAATATGTGGTTTTAATTAGCCAATCAATTTCATTGTGTTGTGAAAACACAGTATTGATACCACTAAACAGCAGTGTGTTAAGATACACATTTCTACTACCTGCAAAAATATAGCTGTACATAGTAGACATTATTTCTCTAATTTCAGCTTGTACATTTGAATCTGTGCTGGTGTAAAAAGTTGAATTTAGTTCGACTGTTGCTGTTTGGTTTGCTATTCTTACTAGTTCATTGCCAGAGGTAGCAACATCAGTACCAAGTATCTGTTGTCTATTACCATAGATGTAAATGGCCCACTTGTTGTTGTAATCTAGATCAACTTTGATTACTTCACCTGGTGTTAATGTAGCACTCAGCATGTCGTTGTAAGTATCAACTTCTCTGTCAATCACAATTGAACTGTTATAGCCAGAAGCAAAATAATCAATTTTATTAAAACTTAATTCGGTGCTTACAGTTTGTTGCCATTCAGGCAAATCAACATCTAAATTAATATTAGCAAGTATCTTGTTTGCAGTATAAACAAAGTTTTTACGTGCTTCAAGCACATCTTTAAACCAAGACTGTCTAGGTCTTAGACTGTTACCATAACGATTTAATTCACTTAGATTAGAAACATCAGGCACAGCCAATCCTTGACTGTTTTGACCACTTAAACTGTCTGTGAACTTGTTCCATATTCTTTCATCGACTTTTTTGTTAGGATCATTTTGTTTGATCATTAACCATTGCGAGTTTGTTGGAATATCTACGTCTTTGGTTTTGTAGTTTAATCTAAAATTAGATTGATCACCAATGTAACGACTTGAGTTTGCTACCAATAAACTATTAGTGTCTACCGGAGCATACCAATCAACACCATATGAAGTTGGATTTTTAAGTAGTCTTGCTATGGCTGTTGTTGTCAGTGATCTCCAATTTACATTAGGAACTATATCACTGTTTTTGACCCAAAAATAGTATTTTACAGTTGTGATATTTTGTTTGTTGGTAGTTGAAACTGTGCTGTAGTCTGTGTTGTTGATAGGTGTACCAGAACCAGTATACTTTTCAGGTGTTTGTGTACTTTCAGTCCATTCGTAAACACCAAATGTTGAACCTGGGAATGTTTTACCCCAATACTGTTGTTTGTAATCTAAGTTGTAATTTTCATATTCAAGGTATTTGACAGTTGATGTGTTCCACCATACTCTGCCTACATTTTCTTGACCCCAAGCTGTGACATCAACATCTCTATTTGGGTCTGAAGAGTTAGTATAAACTGCTGGGTCAACTGAGCTGATAAATTTTATTTCTCTTTCTGCTTCACCTGGAAATAATCTTTTAATAGGATCCCAAATTTCAAAATCAGTTTGTCTTGATCTGTTTTCAACATCAACCACTTTTGATCTGTAAAATAAGTTTGAGTTAATCTGTGATTTGTTTTTGTTTGTTCTTGCTGTTGATTCAAACACAGAAGATTCAATCGAATCGTAATTGACATCTGAATGGATAATCCAATAGTCACTGCCAACGGTTATACTTGTTTCTATATTGGCATTTGTTGCCAGATTGTCATATGCAGTTTTAACACTAGCATTAGATGTCATTGTTAATGTATACCAGTTGTTATTGCCACCATTGTCTAACCAAATTTTATCACCTTCAATAAATGTAATGTCTGAACACACATTAGACACAAAATCATTGACTGTGGCGGACAGATTTGATCCTACATTGCTTTGATCTATGCCATTGTTTCTTGAAGCTAATCTTACATCTTTATAGAAATACAAAGGATGTGAACTGCTGTTGAAATAACTGTCAACTACTGTGTTTGCTGTAGCAGAGTTACCTGTAGTATCAGCAACACTATAAGTTATTTTTTTGTAATTCAAAGATACTGTGACATTTCCTTCTGAAGCAGATGTGCCAGCATCTAAATAAAATTCTAGTTGTACATTTGATGTTGATCTGTCTGTTAAGTTATTTGACAGAGCTGTAGTAACTGTGTTTGCAGTTAAATCTATGTTGGAAGCAAAGGTAATATTGGCACTGTCAGTGACATTGATTCTAGCACTACCGTTGTTGGTTGTATCAAACTCATTGTTTACTGTGACTGCAATGTTGCTGATAGTTGAACACTTGATCAGTTTGTCATCAAAATCAAGTGTGACTGCATTTGCACTGTCAACTCTGTCGAGCACTTCTACGGCCAGTGTTGCTTCTGTGCCAAGCACTTGTTGGAACCCGTATCCTGGATCTGTTATATAAGCACTTGTGACTGAACCGTTTGCAGTGATTACTTCGCCGGCAACATTTGAATTTGCAGTGTCGTTAAATTCTACATTTGGATTGATATATCCTGAACCTCCTGCATTGACTTGTAGTGACAGCAATCCACCAAAAGTCTTATCAAAATCATCATAATCTGTATCAGAAATATTTGCACTTGGTAGTGTTGTTACGTTTGAAATTGTTGAAAGATTTGCTGTTGCACCTGCAATGTATGTTGCTGTGCCAAATGATGATCCTGATTCATTAGTTAATAACAAGTGAGTAATTCCTGCACCAGTAAATGTATTAAGTAGTGTAGCAGTGTTACCAAGATTGTCAGTTACAGTTTCTCCGTTTACAAATGTGTTGGTATCTGCCAATGTACCAACTGCGTAATAAGTTGGGTTGTTGCCTTTTAATCTAATAACTGCATTTGCACCCGCCGAAGCAGTATTGCCTGTTAGTATTGATATATCTGTTGGTTCAGCATAAAAACCTGCACCTCCGGAAGATAATGTTATGCTTGTGATAGCACCAGTGTTGGCATCAACAGTGGCTACATTACCAACAGCACTTGATCCTCCAGAACCTGCAACAGTTACAGTGTCACCTGCTGAATATCCTGTACCACCAGATTTGACTATAAATTTCTGTACTTGATCTGCTGTGCCTGATGCTGTAACATCTGCTCCAGAACCTAACAGGTCAGTTAGTGCGAATGTTTTTGATATTGTTTGATCTGATTCTACCAGTGTTAGTGTTTTAGACCCGTGCACCATATCAAGTACAACATTGCTGTTTGAATCAGTGTGTTTTGGAATAACCACATCTACAGTTTCGCCAACGTTGCTAATCAAGTTACCAGTTGAATCATCAACGGTTACTGTTAATGGATCTGCTGATACTATTCCGTCAATTGATTGCGACAAGTTAGAGAGTCTATACACATTCCAGTCTCTGTTGTTGTCATACGCAATCCAGTATGTTGATCCTAATTGTATATTACTGTTGGCATTTGTTTGGTAGTGCAGATTTAAATTGCTCTTGTCAAACACTTGATAAGTTGTGTCTTTGACATGCACATAACCCGCTGTTGGCATTTCAAATTTTTCTGATCTAACGGAAAATAAATCAGTTGTTGTTTTGTCGCCGTCTGGCTTTTTAATCCAGTTTTCGGTATCATCAACATCAATGGTAATAATATTATCAGTTTCTACATCTGTTGTTACAACTGAATCTGATGTTGGTAAGAATGAAATCAACTGTGGATTATTTTTGATTTTAGTTGAATCTAGTTTGAACTCAATTGACTGATTAACACCAGAGCCGCCAAATTCTGCAATCTTAAAAGCATAATATTCGTACAAGTTAATGTCTTGTCTATCACTGATAACATCACTTCTTAGCAGTTTGTCAATGCTGTTTTCTGTGCCTTTTTGTCTAATAAAGCCTTGATAAAATTTGGTTTGGTTTTCATCTAAAATTTCAAGATTTTTTAGATTCTCTCTATTCTGATATCCTATTGTGTGCAATCCTGTTTCGTTTAGAATTTCGTTATTGATAGGTTTATCAACATCTAGATATCTAGTCATGTCTCTAGTTGACGTTTCAAAGTTACTGATAATTCCAGCATTTGAATCAATTATGAATCCATTGGCTTCGTATTTTCCGTACCAGTCTTTAGTTCTTAGCAGTGTCTGTTTTAATCTAGGTTGTCTAACAGCAAGTATTGGATCAAATATTTTATCTCCAAATGTTGTAGTATTGTTAAACACAGTAATATGTTCAAGTTCTCTTGCATATAAGTTTACAAAGTAAAGAGGTGTTTTGTTATAGTGTCTAATTGTGATCTGCGATCCATCTCTTAGTATCTGTGTATCTTCTGCTGGCACCGGAGCTCCATTTTTGTCAAGTATTGAATATGTGTTGCCAACCACATCTTCAACTGATGACACTACACCTGACTTGGGTTTAAATTTAATTCTATTGGCACTTGGAGATAAAGTTAATAAACTACCATTACTCCAGGAGCCTAAACTCCAAAATAAAAATTCTTTAGCGGCATATAACCAGTTACTTGTTTCATTTTGTTCTTTTAGATATTCGTCAAAGATCCAACCATCTGATTCTAGTTTTCTACCATAGTTAACTAAGAAATCAAAAACTTCTTGTATAGTTTTAAATTCAGTACCATACTCTATTTTGGCTACTTTGTTGTTTTTGATTTGTTTGTAATAAGTTGCAGAAGCACCGCCGGTTATTGGAATATTTTTTACTGACTGATAGTATTTAGGTTCAAAAATATCTCCGGTCACATGTGGTTGAGTTGCTTTATATACAGCACCTTCATATCTTACAAAACTGTCTACCGCCACAGTTTGATTTGGTGTGTATGATGGAATGTTAATTGGTGTACCACCTATATTGACACTAACTGATAAACCATTTATGTCACTGACTGTGCTTTCAAAATAATTCTTGCCAATATCATATCCTGAGACACGATAACCATGTATTGTTTTTTCAATGACCACAGCAGAATAACTGGATCCTTGTATTGGTGTGCTAACATGTGTCAAATGATCTATATCATCGGTTGGAATAAACACACTGGTTCTTTGAGCAGTAGGTGAATATGATTCGGCTTGTGCTTTGTATGAACCAAAATCAATGAAAGCGGACTGTTTGTGAATCAACTGCGGTACACTGTTTCTTATGATATTACCGTAGTTTATTTCAACGTTGCTTGAGTTGTTGATAATGTTTTCACTAATGTATTGCTGATAACCAGTTCCTACTACCACTGAAGAATTATCAAGTTCTCGATGAACTTTGACATTGTTTGACTGTCTTAAATTTGTGTTTTTATCATACACATTGTTTTTGTTTATTGTTGCAGTAGCAGAATTCAATGTATCAAAAAATAATTCAAAAAACTCTGCTGGTTTCATTAATGCTATAGTAGATACCAATGCAAACGGATATGCACTGTTTCTATAAAAAGCCAATTCTGCAGGTGATAAATCTCCAATTCTCCAGCTGAGTTCTGTGTTAGTACCTTGTGGTAATTTATTACATAAACCAATTGCCCATGGGTTTAAAACATTACCACTAATATCTACAGGAACAAAAGATGAAAAGTTTTCATGTCTGTACGGATTGTTTTTGTCTGTGTATGATAAGTCAGAAAGGTTTTCTCTTTCGCCAGCAATGATTATACCGTTTTCAATATCGTTGATTAATTTTTGTCTTTTTGTAAAACTAGTCCAGCTGTAGTTTCTATCCCACCAAAGAGGTTTTGTTGTGAATCCTAACATTTCCCATGGGTGAGTGTGAGGTTTTTCTGTGCCATAAAACTTTTTAAAAATTCCTCTCCAATGACCGGGTGTTCTATCACCTTCTAAGTTTGCTACAGAGCTCCAGTTCCATGCTCTCCAATTGTTGTTTGTAGAATCATTTAGTTCCCAATCAACTTTATTGAAAACAAACCATGAATGCATTTGTGATCTTATGATATTTGTATAATCTTTGTAAGAATAATCTTTTTTATTGAAATAGTTGCTGACTAGTGTTTGATATGAAAGAGCAGGAACATAATCTGGATCAATAAATTTGTTTTCACAATCATTGTATATTCTTTTTTCTAGTTCTAATAATGCTCTATCAATGTCGTTTCCATAGTTCAAAGTTAAACTACCGTCATGGCCTTGGATAAAATAAAATGTAGTTTCAGCATGACCATTATCTACAGTTTGTTCTGGTTTGTACAAACCAGTCATACCAAGTTTTGCCGGAGTGGCTGGAATCCATGCTGGTTGTTTGTCTGCAAAATATTCAATACGAATTACATCGCCAATGTCAGGTCTAATATCTGCTATAAAAACAATACTTGTTGTGCTATTTGAATTATCAAGTATGTAATCATGATTCATTAACAACTGTTTGTTGTTTTGATAAATGTATAAAGATTTTGTTTGTTTTTCAGTAGCAGGATCAAATCTAAAATCAATTTCCAACCCTGGTTCACCAGATTGTTGATGGAATCCTTGTGCATCTTGAACAAACACTTGTGGAAGTCCTTGAGAAAATGTGTTCCATGTTTTATTAGTTGAATCTATTGTGATTGATTGTGTCTGCTTGGTATCACCATATGCCAACATTAAACTGTGTGACCACTTGCTAGTGGCTTTTTTGTTAGCATTCATTTCTTTTAGAATAGTGTCTACTAGTTCACTATCTGTCAGTACCGAAGTGTCTGACGAATCAATAATTGATTGTGCTTTTGTAACAAATTGATTTTTAAATTTTGTATAGTCTGTCTGTGCAAGTTTAATTGATTTAATTAAATCACGAGACAAGCTGTTGACATGTACTCCGGCTTTCATTAACGGAGCAGTATGTTGTAGAATCACATCACCTTGTGATATATCTTTTTGAGTGTCTCTGTAGCTGTTATTCTCAGAAGCTAATCCTACCAAATTTGATTGATTTGAAATTGTAGAATAAAAATGACTTAGATAATCACTAAATGAGTATGAAATTACTGATTTGTTTTGTGGATTATTTGAAAGATTTTTAGGAATTTCATAATATGCTGATTTTAATTGTTTATTCTCAAGTGTTTGCCATTTTACAAGAACATGTGATCCTTCGCTTATGTTATTGGTTGTGTTTATTATTTGATTTTTTGAAATAGTATAATCAACTTTATATTCAAGTTGTTTGTTGTTGACATATACTTTAGCTACTGCATCTCCGGCAATGGTTGCATCTAAAACAAATGTGTTTTTGTTTGATTCACTGTCAACTATAAACTCTTGAATCACTTTTTGATATGATTTTTCTTTTTTAAGAACCCATTCGTTTTGATATTCAATAACAGTGGCATCAACCAAAGAACTGATATTGTTTTCAACAGTTCTTATTTCTCCACCCATATTCTCATGATGAACACAATAATAATACAATTGATCTGGTGTTTCCTGATCAGGTAAAAATTCAATTCTTCTTTTTTCAGCACTAGCAAAACTGTTATAAAAATCAGCTGGCAACACTTGAACATCGTCAATAAAATATTTTACATTAGTGTCGTATCTTGTTCCACTGTTCCATCTACCATCGGGTGTTTCAGACAATGCAAATTGATGATTTAAGCCAGAAAATCCAGTTGCGGAAAAACTTGAATCGCTAAGATCAAGTACATATTTGTTTCCTTTGATAAAAACCAAATTCTGTTGTTCAATGTTGTCAATAAAATACTTGTTTCCTGTATTACGTTTACTTGGATGCACAATTACAGTGTAGTAAAAAGTATCTTGCAATTTGTTTTTGTAAATGTACTTTTTATAGTTAAGATGACCATGTGTGGAATTAGCATCAGCTAAATGATTTTTAAATTTGATATCACCCACTGTGTTGTAATTTTCATAAGTTAAAGGAAATTTTAGATAAGGATCGTTACTGCCTGTTCCAACTTCGTAACCAAATATTTTGTTGCCAGCTTCCGGAGAACCATCACTGATTAGCTCGCCGGCGTTGTTGTAGATATCAAACAACGGTGCAGAATTAATACTGTCTTTTGCTTGAGATTCAATCCAACTAAAGCCGTCCCAGTAATATTCTTTTCCTTGATATGTTGTTCCTAGTCTTACTGTAATTTTTGAACCATCTGAAATATTAAAATCTGTAGCAATGTTGTTGTATTTGACTAATTGAATATTTCCTGTGCTGTGTCCTGTTACTTGCCAGACTGATGATGATACATCAAAATCAGCACCGGTAATATCCCAGCCTTGATCACCACCTGTAGGACCGCCCGTTGCCACATTTGCATCAGAGTCATGATCCCATGGGTATGCATCACCGGACCATGGCACAAGTGTTGTTTCAAAATCACTGTTTCGGAACAAGATAAGCATATCATCTTCAATGTTAATACCGTCAACAGTGTATGTAGATGAACCGTTGATGTCATCAACAGTGTCGTCGTCTGCTAAAACATCAACAGTAACAGCATGTTGTGTTCCGTAATTATATAATTTGATATTTTTTTCAAATTCAATGATTGGTCTACGACCTTTTCTGCTGTTGTCTAATTGAAATGTGGTTTCTTGTGTGTCAGTAGTAACGTCCCAGAAGCCTGTATCAAAACCTCTAATATCGTCAGTTACAGCATCCCATGGATGAAACACGTTAACTGTTTGCTGTAGAGTTCTGTAATTTGTTAAATTATCTTTGTGAATCCAACCATTGGTTCTACTCCATGGATTATTATCTCGACTTCCTCTTTCAATTGTGATGTAGTCTGGATTAGTAATATCAGAAACAGAACTCCATCTTGCAGAATCCCACCCACCATTTTCATCTGCTAGTCCTATACTATCAGCAGAATCCCATGGTAACAGCTCATCAGCTAAAAACAATTCAGGTTCGGTGCTTAGTTCAACAAATTCAATACCTGATGCACTGTTAACACCTTCAACAAAAAACTTTTGTGATTGGTACTGTCCTTGTATATCAATTAGATATGCATCATTAAATTTGATCAACATGCCAGAACTAAACTTAATATTATTAGGAGAAACATATTCTTTATTTCCTAATATTAGATCTGGTCGTACATTGTGTGATATCTCAACAACATCGTTGGCACTAGAAGCAGTTGATAATACCAATGTTTTACCAAGTGCAGTATAGTTGTCGTAGTCAACAGTTATACCATTTACTTTTATAACATCAGTAATATAAAAAACTTCAACTATGCTGTTGCTGTCAATATCACCGGTGCTGAACGTTATTGTTTTGTTAGTATTGTTGGCTGTGTAACTTGTAAAAACACTGCCGTCTAATTTAACAATATCAGTGTCGCTGTTAAAATAATTTGATAAGTTGAAAACAATGTTAGCAGTATCACTAAGAGAATTGTTTTTATCTGTTTCAACAAACTTTTGTATTATTGTTTCTGTTATAGCAGATTCTAATGTGAATGTGGTTTGACTGTTATTTGCTGTAAAGTTTTCAGTTGTGCCGTCTACTACAATTGATGGTACGTTAAGATCTTGACTTGGATACCAATAGTAGTTGTCATAATTGACAAATTTGTCATAGTCAATAGGTGGTGAAAAACTATAATACTTTTGATTAAACAATCGATTTTGATTTGATACTATTCCGTTTTCATGATCAATATGATCTAAAATTTCATTATAAAATATAGCATTAGTAGTTTCACCGGAATCGTTATCTTTTAAAACAATGCCGGGCTCTAATTGATAGTTTTGACGATTTTTTGTTTTTTCAATTTTATAATTGTCTTTACTGCTATCAAAATAAACGTCGGTTTTTCTTCCAATGTATTCAGTAGTTTTTTCATCGTTGGGTTTTCTTAAAACTTGTTCAACTGTGCCGTCAAAAAAGTTTTTCAACTTTTCTGTCTGGAACACTTCCGGTAAAAAACTCAATGCTGTAGAATCAGTACTGACAATGCCTGAATTGCTTTCAACGTTAGCATTGCTAACTTGAACATTTGACAATTCTACATTGCTTTCAATGTCATTATTGTCATGATATGACATTAACTACCTCCAACTGTGCTTGTAGTTGATCTTAAGTTTACACCTGTAAGTCCAGATACAATTTGTACTTGATCAACAGATGCAGTACTAAAAAATAATTCATTACTTGCTGATTTGATTTGGAATAAATCGCCAAATTTTGCTTCAGCATCTTTTGGTACAATAACCACACTTGAAATTTGTGAACTCAACTGTGTATGAATATATGCGGCCAGTTCAGAAAAATAAAAAGTATCACCAAAGTCCCAGTGAAATTGAAAAATA